ATCAGATTCAGCTTACGCACTTAAAGCTACAGCAGGTAACATCTAAAATGATGCCTGATGGTGTATATATGGATATAGACGGCCTTTCTTCTATTAACTTAGGGAATGGTGCATCCTATACTCCTCAAGAAGCATTGAATATGTACTTCCAAACAGGATCTGTTATAGGTAGGTCATACAATGAAGAAGGAGAATACAATCATGGTAAGATTCCTATACAAGAGCTAACATCTTCTGGAGCCAACTCAAAGATCTCTTCTTTGATAAACATGTATAACTACAACTTAAACATGATACGCTCTGTAACGGGCTTAAATGAAGCGAGAGATGGTAGTACTCCAGATCCAAGTGCATTGGTTGGTGTTCAAAAGTTAGCTGCATTAAATTCTAACACAGCAACAAGACATGTACTGAAGGCAGGAATATTTTTAACTCAAAGACTAGCTGAGTGTATTAGCTATAGAGTTTCTGATGTTTTAGAGTATTCTGACATGAGAGAAGACTTTATTAAGAACATAGGAAGACATAGTGTAGATATTTTAGATGAGATAAAAGAATTACACTTACATGACTTTGGTATTTACATAGAGCTTCATCCAGACGAGGAAGAAAGAAATATGCTAGAGCAGAATATTCAAACATCTCTTAGTGCTGGAAAGATTGACATAGATGATGCTATTGATATTAGAGGCGTTAAGAACGTTAAGATAGCTTCGCAACTACTTAAGGTTAGAAAAAGAAGAAAAGAAAAACTCGATCAGAAAAGACAGCAAGAAAACATTGCACTACAGTCTGAAGCAAACCAACAAGCGGCTCAGGTTGCTGAACAAGGTAAGCAACAAACTATTATGGCTGAAGGAGAAGTGGAAGCTAAGCTTATTCAAATGAAGTCTGAGTATGAGTTACAAAGAATGCAAATGGAGTTTGAGCTTAAATCTAGATTGATTCAGTTGCAAAAAAGCATGGACGGTCAGATTAAAGGAGCTGAAATACAATCTCAACTAAGCAAAGAAGCTTACAAAGAGGACAGAAAAGATAAGAGAACTGCTAAGCAAGCATCTCAACAATCGAAATTAATACAGCAAAGACAGCAGGATTTAGATCCTATAGATTTCGACGGACAAGACTCACTAGGGTCTGGAATGGAAGGAATGATAGGCATATAATTAATGTTTGTATCTTTGCCCTAAATTAAATTTAATCATATGGAATGGAAACTCAGGGAGTTGGATGCCGATGGTAATCCAATTGAGCCAAAGCAGGAACAAGTTCAGGAAGAACAAGTTCAAGAGCCGGTAGTTCAAGAAGAAGTTGTTGAAGAGCAAGTTATTCAAGAACAACCACAACAAGAAGTAGATTTAGTTCCAGAGCAAGAAATTGCAAAAGAACTAGAAGCTACTGAAGAGGTAATAGAAAAGCCTCAGCAATTTGAGTTAGATGACAGTAGTATATTGTCTTACTTAAAGGAAAGACACAGTTTAGAGCTTAGCTCTATAGACGATCTTAGAAAAACTGAAAAACAAGAGCTATCTGAAGATGTAGAAAAGTTCTTGGAGTACAAAAAAGAAACAGGGCGTGGTTTCGATGATTTTGTTAATCTGCAAAAAGATTGGACAAAAGTAAACGATTCAACTGTTTTAACTGAGTACTACAAGGAAACAAAACCACATCTTGACGAAGAGGATATTAAATTAATATTGTCTGAAGATTTTTCTTATGATGAAGAGCTAGATGAGCCTTCTGATATTAGGAAAAAGAAGTTAGCTTATAAAGAAGAACTATACAAAGCTAGGAATCACTTTGAAGGTTTAAAGGAAAAATACAAGGCGCCGCTTGAGTCAAGCACGACCTCTATTCCAGAAAACTACAAAGAGGCTTTTAACTTTTATAGTCAATACCAAGAGCAATCTGAACAAGAGGCTCAACTACAACAACAAAGGTCAAACGCCTTTACTGAGAAGACAAACAAACTATTCAATGAGGAGTTCAAAGGTTTTGAATTCAACTTAGGGGATAAGAAGCAAGTCTTCAAGCCAAAAGATGTAGGTCAAGTTAAAGAAGAACAATCGGATATTTCCAACTTCTTTGCTAAGCACCTAGATGAAAATGGTATCGTTAAAGACGCTTCCCAGTACCACAAGGCAATATTTGCTGCCTCTAACGTAGATGCATTAGCTAAGCACTTTTATGAGCAAGGCGTTGCAGATGCAACAGGAGGATTAGTAAAAGAAACCAAAAACATAGACATGTCTGTTAGAGATAATAAGACTGTAGATGTAAAAGGTACTAAGTTTAGAGTAGTTGACTCAAGTGAAGATTTCTCGTTTAAAATTAGAAAACGATAAAAACTAAAAAAACAAAACAATGAGTGTAACTATTTCTGGAGTACAAGGTGCATTAACACCATCTCCATCAAAATCAACATTATCAAGTAACTACTTGGGATCTGACATCGAGTTCACATCACAGTACTTACCAGACGTTTACGAAAAAGAATTCGAAAAATACGGAAATAGATCTGTATCTTCTTTTTTAAGAATGGTCGGAGCTGAAATGCCTTTCGCTTCTGACGTAATCCAATGGGCAGAGCAAGGACGTTTACATTTAGCTGTAACTGGTGCAACCAGATCTGCTGATGTAATCACTTCTGCTGGACACCCTTTCCGTGTTAACCAAACTGTTGTTATCACTGACGGAGACGGAACACAAGAGAAAGCTTTAATTACAGGTGTAACTACTGACACTTTCACAGTTGCTTCTTACGAGAATGCTAACTTGGCTGCTGCTTTAGACACAACTGGATTAAAAGTTTTTGCTTTCGGTGCTGAATTCAAAAAAGGAACTGCTGGAATGGCTGGATCTTTAGAGGCTCCAAAAGACATCTTAACTAACAACCCAATTATCATCAAAGATAAGTACGAGGTTAATGGTTCTGACATGGCTCAAATCGGATGGATTGAAGTAACTACTGAGAACGGTGCAACCGGATACTTATGGTACTTAAAGTCTGAGCACGAAACAAGATTACGTTTCGAAGATTACTTAGAGCTATCTTTAATCGAAGGACGTCCTGCTGCATCTTCTTCTGGAGCTGAATCTGCTGGATACAAAGGAACAAAAGGTTTATTCTACGAAATCGAAAACAGAGGAAATATTGCTACTGGCTCTATCGCTTCTAGAGGAGATTTAGAAGAGTTAATCAAAGTTCTTGACAAAGAAGGAGCAATCCAAGAGAACGTAATGTTCGTTAACAGAACTAAATCTTTCGAGATTGACAAAGTGTTATCTGAGCAAAACAACAGTGGAGCTTCTACTGCTTCTTACGGTTTATTTGACAACGACGAGTCTATGGCATTAAACTTAGGTTTCATGGGCTTCAACTTAGGATATGATTTCTACAAAACTGACTGGAAATACTTAAACGATGCAACTACAGGAGGATTAACTGCTGGTGTTGACGGAGTTATCGTTCCAGCTGGTACAACTACTGTATACGATCAAATCTTAGGAAAGAATGCAACTCGTCCTTTCTTACACATTAAATACAGAAAATCAGAAGCTGAAGACAGAAAGTATAAGTCTTGGGTTGTTGGTTCTGCTGGTGGAGCTTCTAACACTGACTTGGATGCAATGAGCGTTCACTTCTTATCTGAAAGAGCTCTATGTGTACATGGTGCAAACAACTTCATCTTAATGAAGTAATATTACTGTAGGAATTACCCTCGTTATAGCAACGGGGGTAACTCTTACTTTTTTTAATCTAATTTAATTTTAATTATAATGGCTACAAAAAAAACAGAAGCCGCCCCTAAGTGGGAGGTTAAAGACAGAATCTATGTCTTAAAAGGAGGTGCAACACCTGTGAACTACATCTTACGTTCTAGACACCACCTAAATAAACCCTTACAATATTTTGATGGAACAATGAACAGATCTCTTAGGTATGCTACCAATCAAACTTCTGTGTTTGAAGATGAGCAATACGGAGATGTTACACTTCCAGCAGTAATCTTTAGAGACGGTAAGCTTATCGTCAATAAAGAAAACGTATTACTACAACAATTTTTATCTTTATACCACCCAGACAGGGACAAGGTGTACTTAGAGTTTGATGCAGATAAATCAGCTCAAGCAGAGATAGACAATGTTGAAGCAGAATTAGAAGCAATGAATGCTGCTAAAGAAATGCAAATAGAAGACCTTGAAGCTATCGCAAGAGTAGTTCTTAGGTCCAGAGTATCTGATATGGCATCTAATGAGATCCGAAGAGATATGCTTTTATATGCAAGAAAAAACCCAACTGAGTTTTTAAGTCTTACAAATGATGAGAATATCAAGCTTAGAAACGTAGCTGTTAGAGCTAACGAAATGGGGTTGATTTTTATTAAAGATGATAATAGAACTGTATGCTGGAATGATGCTAAAAAGACTAAAATAATTACCGTACCTTATGGTGAGAATGTTTTTTCTGCACTAGCAGTATACTTTAAAACTGATGAGGGACTTGATGTACTTCAGTCACTTACTAACAAACTGTAGTATTTCCACCGATACTACTATACGAAAGGGGAGGACTAAATAGTCTTCCCTTTTTTTTTGTATTTTTGTATCAAAGATTTTCAGATGATAAACCATGTTAGAAATACAGTACTTACCGCTCTCAACAAAGAGAATAGGGGGTATTTAACGCCTGAGCAATTCAACTTATATGCTAAGCATGCTCAACAGTTAATTTTTGACCAGTACTTTAGTGAGTACTCAAAGCTAGTTGCTTTAAAAAATGCAAGAAGACTAAGTCTAGACTATGGAGATAGATTAGCAGCTCTTAGATCTAACATAGAAAAATTTACAGTAGAATCTGACATAGCACAGACTTCTGGGTATTACATAAAGCCTAGCGACATGTATCAGCCTGTTTCTTTGAGATATGGCAGCAAAGAGCTTGACATGGTTCCAAAAAGCAAAGAGATGTACTTATATAGCTCTAACTTAACAGCTCCTTCAGCTAACTTCCCCGTTTATGTAGATAAGAATGATTACTATTATATTAAACCAGATACATTAACTGACGATATGACTTTGGTTTATGTTAGGAATCCTAAAGACCCCAAGTGGACTTACAATATGATTGCTGACAACCCAATATTTAATCCAAGTGCAGGTGATTATCAAGACTTTGAGTTAGCTCAAGAAGACGAACCAAATCTAGTGTTAGAAATACTTAAATTAGCTGGTCTTACTATTAGAGAGCCAGAAATTACACAAGCAGCTGTTGGG